ATCTAGGTACTACTGTTATCTGTATATTTGTTAATGGTGATATGAATTATGGCTTTTACATTGGATGTGTCCCTAAGCCAGAAGCACTGCACATGGTTCCTGCTATTGGATCAAGTACTAATGTTGTGCCAAATCCCGGCGAAGCAAGTGGTTATGGAGGGTCTACTAGACTTCCAGTAACCAATATGAATACTAATAACTCTCCTGCTACAAACGGACCTAACTTTCTAAAAGAAGCCAAGCCTATTCACAGTGATGTTGCGATGATTATGAATCAACAGGGTATCATCAGGGATCCGATCAGAGGACCAATTAGCTCTAGTGCGCAACGAGAGTCCCCTAGTAGAGTTGGCTGGGGAATAAGCACACCCGGTAGACCTATCTATCAAGGTGGTTTTACAGATGCGACAGTAGCTGATGCTGCGGGTAATGGTGGTCAAAGTGCCGGATTAAAAGTTATTTCTCGCAGGGGCGGCCATTCAATTGTGATGGATGACGGTGATCAAATAGGCGGCGATCAATTGGTAAGAATTCGCACTTCTCTGGGTCATCAAATATTAATGAGTGATAATGGTCAAACGTTGATGATCCTACACTCTAACGGACAGTCATACATTGAGTTAGGTAAAGAAGGTACAATTGATATGTATTCAACTAACTCTGTTAATATTAGAACACAGGGTGACTTGAACTTACACGCAGATAATGATATTAATATTCACGCTATGAAAAAATTAAACATTCAAGCAGAGTCTATTAATATCAATGCGGAAAAAGACTTTAATCAAAAGACAGGTACTAACAATACAGTCTATACAATGGGTACACATACTCATAAAGTAGACGGCGCTATGAGTATGGAGTCAGCAGGTGACGCATCATATGCTAGCAGCGGTACAACTTATATTAATGGCTCTGTGGTGAATTTAAATACCGGTGCCACATCAACTACGCCAGAGGTAGTACCACCTCTCCCCGTCACTGCGCACACAGATACATTGTATGATTCGGCTAAGGGATTTGCTGCTGCGCCAGGTAAACTTATTAGTGTTGTGTCTAGGGCCCCGGCTCACGCGCCATGGGCAAATGCAGGACAGGGAGTAGATGTTCAGAGTACAGTAAACGCAAAAGATGCTTTACCTTCTGCACCTAGTGCTGCTGTTGCTGCAACTAATGCAGACGCTCAAGGCGCAGGTGCAACCGCGCCAGTAACAGTAGCAGTTGCTTCAACAATGCCACCACTAACCGCGGTAAGCGCGGCAATTGATCCAAATACCAGTGCAGCAATGATTGGGGCAATGGCGACAAATGCTGCTACTGGACCAGCTGCTGCGGCAGTCGCAGCAGGTTCAGGAATAGTATCAACTGTGCAAGGTGCTGTAGCATCGGTGGGTAATCTAGCACAGGTGCCCAGTCAACTAGAGGCCGCCGGGATTCTTAAACCCGGTGCCGCCGCACTGACCAACTCACTGGTTCAAGGTGGAGCAAGCGTACAATCTGCACTGACATCCAATCTATTCACTGGTGTTCCCGGTGCACAAAATCTTACTGCATTAATTCAAAATCCAACAGCACAGGTTAATGCCGCAATAATTGGACTCCAACAGTCTCAAACTGCGTTAACCGCAGCCGGCGCGATGACCGGTAAAGAAGCCCCTGGCGCTGTTGCCGGCATTATTATGTCAGGTGCAACTGCGGGGGTAAGCGCAACGCTATCTACCATCAAAAATATTTCAGGTGGTGTCGGCACCGCTGTGTCGGGCGCTACTAATGCAGTATCTAATGCAATTAATTCTGGTAATCTTGCCGCCGGCCTAGCACAAAATGTTACCGGCGGCCTAGGGTCTATCTCCACAGCATTGGGATCAATGACTAAAATATCAGGACTTGGCGGGTTGATGGATGCAGCAAAGGGAGTGGCCGGATCAGCATTCTCAGCCATAACACGTGCATTCAAGCCACTACAAGCCGGGGTGCCACAAAATCTAACGGCAATTGCAGAGGCTGCTAAAGCGGCAGAGGTAGCAGCCGCTGCAAGCGCAGCAGGTGGATTGGCAAGTGCAGCTAGCGGAGCACTTGGAGAAGTAGGTGGTTTAACATCAGCAGTAACTGGTGCATTAGGTGGTTTAACATCAGCAGCGACCGGCGCAGCAGCAGGTGCCCCCGCAGGTGTAGCTTCAGCATTAGCTAGCGGAGTAAATGCTTTACCAGGTGGACAAAATGCAATATCTGCGGTAGTCAACTATGCCAAGGGTGCGACTAATGCTATCCCGGGTACGGCTGCTATAGGAGCGCTACTTACTAATACAACCACAGCAGTTACAAACGGCATATCGTTACCTAATTCAATTTCGGGTGCTGTTGGATCTATCACTGGAGCTGCTTCTAATCTACTGAGTAAAACTACCGGAGCAATTTCAGGCGTGTTTGACAAGCTCAAATCAGGAACTGCAAGTTTAGCATCAGTTGCTACGGGCGGACTGCCAAGTGCGGCGGCCGCCCAACTTAATTCCGCTATTGCTGCGCTTGGATCCGGAGGCGCATTCCCTATTAAATTACCTACAGTAGGATTGAACACAACAGATAGAAGCGCAATAGATGGGCAAATTGGATCATTATTGGGAGCAGGTATTCCCAAGCCCAATTTCTCTGGAACAATTTCTGCCGCAGCAGTTTCGGCTCAGGCAGCTAATTTAGCAAAAGCAGAACCAATCGCCGCAGCACTGGCTGAAATACAATCATTGCAGGATAAAGCTACCGTTGCTAAAGATAGATTTCAGGAGCTATCAAACACATTACCACAAGGGGATCCTCAAATTGCGGCAGCTAGCCAAGAACTAGCGTCATTGACCAAAGAGGTAACAGACAAGCAGTACGCTGAATTCGTAGCTAGTCAACCACGCGCATACCGTTTATAATAAGTGATAAATAGTTTATGCCATCATACATCGGATTCAGCACAATAGGCGCAAATAAACCAAAGACCACTAATGCAGGTGGAGGGGTTGATGGTGGTGTCGGCACTATATTAAAACCTGTCAACACGGGTAAGAAATTTAGATTGGTCGACTATCCATTAGTTATACAAGACCTGATGAATGCGTTGAATATCAGGCAAGGACAAAAAGTAGGACAACCGGGCTATGGTACTTCACTGTGGTCTTTTGTGTTTGAACCCAACACAGCCGATGTGCAATTTCAAATAGAAGCAGAAATTCGTAGAGTAGCTAGTCTGGATCCCAGACTACAACTAAATTCAGTTAAAGCCTTCCCCCAAGAACACGGCATATTGCTTGAAGTTGAAATGTCTGTCACACCATTCAATAATGCTCAGATATTGAGTGTGTTCTTTGATAGTAATACCAGTCGAGCCGTAATACAATAATCTTATCCTATTACAAGCACGGTTTTAGGTATGATAAATACTTAAAAGAGAACAACTATGGCGACAAGCTCAAGACAATCTTCCCTATTCGGTGTAAATGACTGGAAAGCTATTTACCAAACATTCAGAGAAGCTGATTTTCGTAGTTTTGATTATGAAACGCTTCGTAAGAGTTTCATCGACTATTTGCGTGTCTATTATCCGGAAACGTTTAATGACTTTATTGAAAGTTCAGAATTTATTGCAATTCTGGATGTCATGGCGTTCATGGGCCAAGGTCTCGCATTTAGAAACGACTTAAACGCCAGAGAAAATTTCATTGACACTGCTGAGCGTAGAGACTCCGTTGTTAAACTAGCCAACTTAGTAAGCTATACTCCTAAACGCAATTTAGCCGCGCAGGGATACTTGAAAGTAGTTAGTATTCAAACCACTCAGAATATTTCCGATTTAAACGGCGTTAACTTAAGTAATCTTCCAATATTATGGAATGACCCGGCAAACGCTAATTGGGCTGAACAATTTAATACTATTATTAATGCTGCATTGATAAACACACAGCGGGTGGGCCGCGCAGGTAATGTTGCTGATTTATTAGGGGTAACCACAAGTGAGTATACTCTTAGTATTCCGGCGGATAATATCCCTGTGGTTCCATTCACCTCTACAGTAGATAGTCTCAATATGAATTTTGAACTAGTGAGTGTTACTAGCGTAGATAAAGATTATTTGTATGAAATCCCACCGATACCGTCGGGTAGATTTAATATGCTATATCGTAATGACAAATTAGGATATGGTAGTCCAAATACCGGATTTTTCTTTTACTTTAAACAAGGTGGCCTACAAAATTCTGATTTTAACTTAGAGCAGCAGATTACCAATCAGGTAATCAACATAGATATTCAGGGCATCAACAATACTGACACATGGCTATATCAGCTTAGCGACAACAATGGCACCAGCGCACTTTGGAAACAAGTTGAGAATGTCTACGCCGATGCTTATCTGCAAACTGAAACTAGTAATAGAGCAATCTTTGCGGTAACTTCTAGATTTAACGACCAAGTAAGTTATACCTTCGGTGACGGGGTATTCTCAGAAATACCAGTTGGTTCATTTAGGGCATATGTTCGGGCTGGTAATGCGCTTACCTACACCATCGACCCGTCAGAAATGCAGGGCATCTCTATAACATTCTCGTATCTTAGCAGAGTGGGTAGAGTGGAACAATTAACAGTTGGGCTAGAATTACAGCTGCCAGTCTCTAACGCTCAAGCAAGAGAATCATTGGCTAGCATTAAACAACGGGCCCCCACTAGATACTATTCACAAAATCGTATGGTCAACGGGGAAGATTACAATAACTTTCCCTACACCCTATACAGTTCAATTCTTAAAAGCAAAGCTATTAATCGTAGCTCGATTGGTGTTTCTAAAAATCTAGACCTACTAGATCCAACAGGGAAGTATTCAAGTTTAAATTCTTTTGCCACCGACGGTGCAATTTGGCAAAATGATACCAACGGTAGTCTATCACTTACGATTAACTCTATTGGGAACATTATCACGTTCTTAACTGATACGTTAGCTTCTACGTTGTCCTCTAACCGTGCGGTGCAATATTACACACAAAATTACCCTACATACTCAGTTGATGATTCGGGTACCAATACCGTGTACTGGCAAACCAGTTCAGTAGATGCTAGCTCGGTAACAGGATATTTTTACACTAAAGTAAACAATGTCAACACTCCGATCGGATTGGGTACGTACTCCACAACCAATGTAAAGTACATCACAACCGGTGCGCTTCTCAAATTTACTGCACCTCCTGGATATTATTTTGATAGCAATAATAGATTGGTAGCTGGCATTGCCGGCCCGTCAGATATTACTTCGATATGGACAACAGTTCTTAATGTTATTGGTGATGGGTACAATAACGGGTTAGGTGGGTTTACTAACGGTACTGGACCGGTAACGTTAAACGGATATGTACCATCTAGCGCACCAACAATTACGGTATTACCATCGTTTGATAATACGTTAGCGAACGAGATTATACAGGAATGTATTACTAGAATGGAGTTACAACAGAACTTCTCACTGGTGTTTAATAACGCATTAACAGTGAATCAGCTTCGTTGGAGTATCAACCAATACAACGATGCAAATTACTTTGTCAACTTCTTAAGTTTAGGTGGTAATAGATATAGCATTACATCGCGTTCATTAGCATATTATTTTGGTAGTGTAAAAGATACTAGATTCTCATTTGAACGAGATAAATTGGTGTATGATCCCTTCTCTGGAAAGATTTTACAAGACTTTATTAAAGTGTTAGCCACCAATACACAGCCTAGTTCTAACTACCCATTAGCAACCGCAGTATCGGCCAACATTGTTGGGCAGACTGTGGAGTCAGATGGATACATTAATGATTTTGAAGTAGAGATATCAAGTACTGACATTAACAATCGGGGATTAATTTTAAATCCTACATTCTTTCAAACAGTCACTGGATATGTATCTGGTAATACAAACATTGGTATATATGTCTTTTTTGAACTAATAGAGGACGCACTAAGTCTGTCTAGATATCAAATAGTGCCGTCAACTGATGTAGTTTATACCTATCCTACTAATACCCAAGTAGAAGTTTCCAAGTATGATTATCCACTGGGACAGATATTCTACGCATATGCTGAAAATATATTTTATATTACTGTGCAGGATATTACGGTATCTACGCCGTATTATGTCTTAGTACCGCAGCCTCAATATTCTACTAAACCCGGGCGACAAGGTCTGCAGTTCCAATATCGGCACAACTCTAATAACACCACTCGTATAGATCCGGCAACTACTAATATTATAGATTTGTATGTAGTAACGCAAGCATATTATACAGCATATCAAAATTGGATACAAGACACTACAGATACAATACCACAACCAAATCAGCCAACTATTAGTGAATTGAATCAAGAATACGGTGAAGTAAATAATTACAAAATGCTGAGTGATAGTGTTATTTTAAACAGTGTTGTCTTTAAACCATTATTTGGTCCTAAAGCAGCACCTGCACTTAGATCAACTATCAAAGTAATTAAAGCCTCTAACACGAACGCTAGTGACAGTGAAATTCGTAGCGCAGTACTTACGGCTATGAATAATTATTTTTCAATTAACAATTGGAATTTTGGAGATACGTTTTACTTCTCAGAATTAAGTGCATATCTGCATTCGGAAACAGGGGAACTAATTAATTCAGCAGTATTAGTTCCCAATGACCCAACAATGGCTTTTGGAGATTTATATGAAATTAAATGCGCACCGTACGAAATATTTGTAAACGCGGCCACAGCAAATGATGTGTTAGTTATCGCAGCCCTCACCCCAGCACAATTACAAATAAGATAAGTACTATTATGGCCACAAGAATTAGAACATTATCATTTCTTCCGGAAATATTCCAAACACCCACTAACGCTCAATTTTTGAGTGCTACCCTCGATCAATTGGTATCGCAACCAAATACTAAAAAAATTGAAGGGTATATCGGTAGTAAATTTGGATATGGCATTAATGCCAAAGACTATTATGTAACTGAACCTACTAAAACTAGGGTTGATTACCAATTAGATCCGGGTGTTGTTTTTACTAAACCCAACGAATCTGTTGCTCAAGATTTTATTAGCTATCCCGGTATATTGGATGCTCTTCAAATAGAGGGTGGCCTCACTGAAAACAACAACAGACTATTCAATAGTGAATTCTATTCGTGGGATTCATTTACTAACTTAGATAAGATAATTAACTTCAACCAATATTATTGGCTTCCTGAAGGTCCTGATCAAGTTACTGTATCTACTGAAACTGTATACAGCAGTACCGCATATGCTGTAACTGATCTAGCAAACGGATATCAAATCTCTCCTGTGGGTACGGCCGGCGGCACTATAAACCCAACCTTGACAATGCTTCGTGGTGGGTCATATACGTTTGAAGTTAATCAAAATTCTGCTTTTTGGATACAAACTGAACCGGGCGTTAGTGGGTATAGCCCTACTCAACCAAATATATATACACGTGAGGTATATGGTGTATCAAATAACGGAGCAATGAATGGCATTGTAACGTTCGCTGTACCTAGTAAAACTGCACAAGACGATCAGTATAATTTTCCCGGGAACAATGTTGTTGGTGTAGTAAGCACATTGCCGTATAGCGACATCAATGGACAACTACTATCGCAAGTGGGAAACATTGACGGGATAACTTCTCTGGACGGGCTAACTGTAATGTTTTACAATACAGGATATCCATCTGAGATTGGATTTGTATCCAACTTCTTTGACTATACTAATTATGATGAAAATAATAACCTAGTTCCAGCAGAAACTATCACAGTGACCGATACCAGTGCAACTGGAAATTTAATCACTTGTAATTCTACTGCAAATCTATCAGTAAACGATACTATCACCTTTACCGGAACTACATTCGGTGGAATACAATCTTACTTTACCGGCACACCTACAGTAATAGCTGCCGGGTCGTTTGCTATCGGGCAAGAATATGCTATCACTACTATTGGAACAACGGATTGGATAGCGGCAGGTGTAACAGCAAGTGCTGACATTACAGGCTCTATTGCTGGATACGCATTAACAGTTACTACAGTAAACTCAGGCTCGCTAGTTATAGGACAAACACTAGCAGGATTTGGAGTTACCGCAGGTACAGTAATTGTTAGTTATGATTTAGCTACAGATACATACACGCTAGATCAATCACAAACTGTAGCTAGTACTACTATTTACGGGTATGATATTGTAGCGGGTAAGATATTCACTGCGATAGCTGCTGGATCTGGCACCGGCAATGCGACTGCCTTTTTACCAACAATATATTATATAAGTTCAATTTCGTCATTGACAGAATTTACTGTCTCCGCTCTGTTAGGCGGTAGCGACGTAGTACTAACCACTGCATCTGGATCAATGATCGGTAATATCAATCAAGGTTTATATGAAGAGGGATATTACACTACAGTAAGTCAGACCTTTTACACAATTACTTATGTCGGTGACCCAACGGACCCTGTTATAAGATTGATCCCAAGTAGCTCTATACCTACTAATGAAAAGATAACAGCTTTGTACGGCACACAATGGTTGAATAGATATTTCTATAAAAACCCAGCCGGCGCCATTGTGTTAATCCCCTACATAACTGCGCCTCTAGATATATTGTATTATCAAGATGGAACTTCAGCTAATAAAGTTGGCATCATTAGATTGATCGAGAGTAATGTTACTAACACCTTGGAT